CACAATCAGAATACATTGATTCAGCTATTGTTTGTGCTCCTGCAGAGTAAGCTCTTGTCATTGTAGCTCTCTTAGAGATTAACTTACGTATCTCTGCATAAGACATAGGTCTGTTTACAAAGAAATCAGGAGCTAACTCAACTATCTTTTGAGCTACCTTAACATATAAGTCATGTGGTACTGCACTGTCTTGTAGTGCTACTAAATTACCTGTCTTATTATCTCTAGATAGTGCGGCTGAATGTTGGTAACCATTACATGTGCCGTCAATAGCTACAGGTATACTTGATGTTGGCATTTCACCTGCATCTTCCATATCAGCTATATCACACCACTCTATACAACAAGCTAGAAACACTACTGGCTTCTCACATTTATGTAAGATGCTATTGTTAGCTGTGTTCTCTATCAGATCCCAGTTATTATTAAACCAGTTTATTCTATCTTCAAGAGAAAACTTATCTACACTTATGGTATCTATACCTTCTTTAATAAGCATATCATTATAGTCTTCTTCTACCCAGCTAGGTATTTTATTTACATCATACTTCTCATTGTAAGAGTTAGCTGTGTGTATAGCTAAAGCTCTCTTACCTTCACCATCAATTAATTTAGATTCACTGAAGGACATAAGCCCTCTAGCCATATCGTTACCTTGATAGTTCATGTAAGGTTCTTTGTAGTATACTCTACCTCTGTAATCTAGATCTACTAAAGAATAAAACCTAGGCCACTCAGCTAGTTGTTTAGCTTTACCTAAAGTAGTTTTAATCTCTGCACGTTTAGCTCTAACTTGTAGAGGTCTTAAAGTCTTTTCCCATTCTTTAGCTATAGTATTATACGCTTGTTTGTTAGCTGAAGAAGGGTTCTTCTGATACTTCTCATATGCAGTCTTTAATACTGATTTAGGTATAGCATCTTCATACATAGGTGTATCTTCAGGTAGTATATCTTCTATTTTATCTATAAGAACATCTAATACCTTTGGGTTTATCTTCCAGGAGGTTTGTTGTAGATTATTAGCTGCTCTAACAAAAGATGAGTCAATATAAACATTATTAAACTTATCTTTCTGTTCTTGAGGTGCTGATATACCCCATCGTTTTATTAAAGGGTAGTTCTTAGGTTGCATTATATTACTTATAGCTTCAGGTATCACATCTACTGTATATACGAGTAATCCTTTGCTCTCAATAAGTTTAAACTCACCTATCTCTTCCCAACGGTCTGTTGGTTCAATCATATAAGGTGCTTGAGCATTGTAAGCGCCAAAGCCTTCTGCCCTTTTAACTGTAATAAAGCCTGATTGTACATAGGCTTCTAGCACTAAGTCACCTGTCCTTATTGACTGATGAAAGCTACACTTAGCATTGAAGTATCTAGTGAATACGTGTTCACCAATACCTGTACTTACTTGTGTAACTTTAGCTAGACCTATAGGTTGTTCAGGATATTCTCTAGTAAAGTTAGAGGACATCTTATCGAAAGCTACTTGTACTATATTAGGTAAGCTCTCTTTAAAGCTAGATATAGTACGTAAAATCTGAGCACCCTTATTTGCTTTAGGGTTATTCATATTTACACTAGAAACTTTTGTTATTAGATAATCCACCACTTCATTTAGAGGGTCTTTCAAGTTATCTTCCATTTAGGTATTCCCTTTTAATAATGGACTTCAATTATATATTAAGGCCGTCTAACATATCATCGTATAATCCATCGTGTAATCTGCCTGTTTCATAATCAAACTTACAAGTACCTGCTGGACCTGTCTTACCAGTATATCTTGATTTTAATACTGATAGTTTGATTGTGTTTCTTTCTTCTTCTTTCTCTGCAGTTATATTACGAGCAAAGGCTAGTATATCGTGAGATATTTGTTTGATAGAACCAGAACCACGTATATCATCTACAGTAGGTAATCTACCTTCTTCAAATGATTGACCTGCTGTACCCATCTTTCTTAAGTGAGACACTAAACCTATCCACACGTTATGTTGCTTGGTTATTCTTAGTAGATCATTCATTACCTTATCTATAGCTTCGTTACCTGTTAGCCCATCGGAGCCTTCAGATACTAGTATAGTTATATGGTCAATGAACAAGTACTTACACCCAGATAAAGCCATGTATTCTAGCTGAGATATAATACCATTGGACATAGAACCACAGTGATCTAACACTAGTACTCTATCTTTAAACTTATCGAAGCCTACTCTTAGTTCATCTAGCTCTATCTTATCTGCAGCTGGATTCTTGTTTATAACCATGCCAGCTAGCTTTCTAGTAGTTTCAGCGGGACTTTCTTCGAGTGCAATGATACCTATCTTTTCATTAGTCTTATCAATTATATCTAATACTATTTCTCTTAGCATAGTAGATTTACCTGCACCAGTACCAGAAACCCATAAGCTTATTTCGCCTAGCCTCATACCTTTAATCTTATCATTAAGCCCTGAGAAACACTCCGGGTAAGGTAAAGATTCTATCTCATTATATTCTACTAACTTACTCCACAGATCTTCACCAGTAATAATACCTTGAGGACTGTATTGTTGTGCATCCCATATACCTCTGAGTAATGCCATATGTCCTGTGTTAGTTAAAGCTTCTGATGCATCTTTGTGTTGTGTCTTAGCTACCTTTACTTTATCAAAGCCAATAGCATTAGCTAGTTTATCTACCGCTATATCACCTGCTTCATCTGTATCTATGAATAGTATAACTTCTTCAAATGATCTAAGGTAATCTCGGTTTTCTACTACTGCCTTTAAGTTAGATGCAGAAGGTATAGAGACCACAGGATAAATTATACCTGTGTTATACTTACTATATGCTTCTGCTACAGCAAGAGTATCTTCTTCACCTTCAGTAATAACAATACGCTTACCACCTCCAGCAAATATATTCTGACCGAATAAAGTAAGAGGTAGTCTTCCTTCTACTCTAAAGTCTTTAGGGAATAATCTTTTCTTACTACCTACTACTACATTGTTCTCATAGTAAGGGTAGTATACGGCACTAGTACCTCCATCAGAAGATACTTCTCTTGTAACACCAAACATCTCACATATCTTAGTAGATATATTACGTTCAGCTGATGTACCAAAGGGTAAAGACTTTATTGGTACAACAGTATTTTCTTCTTTCTTAGCAAATGCTTTCTTGTTACCCTCACAGTCTGGAGTGAAACACCATGTAGACCCATCATCGTATTCACATTTATTATTAGATGAACCACAAGAATCACAGTTAGTCTTTCTAATTATTCTACCCATCGCTATACTCCTAGCTTGTTACACATTATTAATTGTTCAAATGCAGATTCCACACTTAATTTAGGATTGTTAATTAAGATTTCTGCTGCAAGTATTTCTTTTAGTCTATATACTGCTTGTTCTCTCGTCTCCCCAGTTGTCATTAGATTCACCCAACCCTTCACGAATGTCGCTTGATACTCGTCTGGATGATTCCAATTCTTTTCCACTCTTATGTTGTAAGTCTTCAACAGCTCTTCGTCCTGTTCGGATATCATAGCGATCATCAAGTGTTCTCCTTAAGTATATAAGATCCATGTTGAGTTGCATATTGTCTTCCCAACCTCTACCATACTGTTCTTTCCAAAAGTCTTTTACTTTATTTAAGTGTTGATTCATAGGTACATTAACTAATACTTTAGCTGCTTTAACTTTACCTATACCTCTAAGCCCAGGAATATTATCTGTAGAATCACCCATCATTACTTGAGTATGTAATAACAATGAAGCTTCTTCTTCAGATATATTAGTATAATCCTTTCTTCTTGTATTATAGTGTAGCCCTGGTACTTGTAACATATCTTTATCTATACTTACTATAATACCAGGATCTTTTGTTTGCCATATAGCTAACAGATCATCTGCTTCCATATCATCTGCTGTTACTGCTTTCCAACCATCTTTTAAATAGTTGTAAGCATATTCAAAGAAGTCCTTTTCTTCTTGAGTTAACTCTTTCTTTCTATTACCTTTGTATGGTGGGTAAATATCCTTTCTAAAGTTACCTATACCTTTGATAGCTATCATGCCATTACCGCCTTGTAGGTCTGACATTATATTAGTTATTGTTTGGTCTAACTTTTTCTTAATATCTTTGTTACTTGTAGC